TAACGTCTTCAGCTAAATAAGTGACCCCACCTTCCATTAGATGCAGTACACGACCTAAACGAAAAAGCCCCACATGTGGGGGCTTATTTCTTTGTCTTGGATGGAAGGCGACAATGCAGCCCTCCTTCGGCATGGGCAGCGGATTTAAAAGTTTTAATCTTGATGGTAGGAATGTAATTTTGCCCTTAGGTTGCATAAATAAATCCAAAGCTTCACTACGATCTATACCGTAGAGATCCATTGCAGCTTCATGGGCAAAATGAACGCAGTTGTACTGCTCTTCGTCATATTGCTTATCAAGCAAATGATCATGACTTTTCATACAGCCCCCTTCAGACCACTAAAGCGATCCAGTGCAAAAATATCTCCCGTCTTCGCGGTATTTAATCGTGGTGATTCAGCCTTGAATGTCACAGCTTTATGGTTCATTGATATGCCTGAAAGTTTCAGTCCTAACAAATAATGGATTGGTGTATTCACGTTGTCCGAACTATAGAGTCGATAATTTACGGTAGGCTTAACGTCTGAATATTGCCCTTCAATTACCCTTTCAAACTCATCCGGCAAGACATCCCCAAGTCCTGAAATTGAAACAGTTAAGGTCTGGTCCAGATCCCCTAGCATTCCAGATCTTTGGATAGACATAGGTAGGTATTCATAAAAGACCTGTCCTGATCCTTCTTTATGCTGGACATAGACACCCTGATCATTGTTGCGAACAACCCGATATATATTTAGAAAAGATGGATGTGATAACTCAATACACTCCAGTTGGTAGATATCGACTTTGCGATTGAGAAAGAACTTGGCATATTCGTTATCCATTAGACCTCCCAATCTTTAATCAATACTGCATCAGCTGTAAGGTTTGGCTGATTCTGAATAACTTCTAGCTGGGCAGTTACCCGGTAAAGATTGCCATTCACTTCGTTGGTCTTAAACGAGTTCGGAATAAAATTGCATTGGTATTGCTGGCGTGCTCCTTGGTCAATGACTAAATCCGCATAAAACGAGGCTGGCTTGTTCTGATAGACACGCCAGAAAGCCATCATTTTGTTGAAATCAGTTTTACTTAAATTCCAGTTCACATCGACAATATGGCTATTACGCTTCACATCAATGTAATAGCGTCCACGTCCTCCATCCATCTGCTGACGCTTTACATCATCACCTGGTGTTACGCTATAGCCATTTGTTTGAGGATTTAGCTTCAACTTGTACATAACTTTCCTTCAGGCAATAAAAAACCGCCCGAGGGCGGTACCAAAAGATAAGAACTATTTATCAATCATCATCGTTATCTTTCCTAATAGCTTTAATTATTTCAGGTGATTTCCAAGCAAAAATGCATAGAAGCACTGAGATAAGTATAAATATTAACGTTCCAATAGGTAAACTTGATGCCATATTGATCAATCCTGTAATTGCTATGATATAATCTGTCATAAGTAGTTTCTCCTTAACTTTCGCTGGTTGAGTTGAATTGAAAACCTCAGTGCGCCAACACTGGGGTTTTTGCTTTTTAAGTGCCCTTATTATTTCATTTCAAAAAAGTGTCATTTATTCATTTTTCCTACTTTGGAAAACATAGGTATAAAAAAACCACCCGAAGGTGGTCCTTTCATAATATTGACTGTCAATATGTTTTAGAAGAGACTAGACGATTACACTGTCAATAGCTCTTCTTTCCTCATACCTGTATCTTTAAAAGGTTTTAGTTACACATCGCTAACATTATCCTCTCTTATACGTGTGCTCCTAAATTAACGGTTCCGTCTTGCGGTCGTATTCTCAGTCAAAGAGCGGCTAATAGTTGAGTTCGGATTTTTAATATCCTCACTTACCAGTTTCGGTACCGCTCTTGGAAGCTGCTTATCCAGTTCATCTTTAACAATGATCCGAACTGTTTTCTCATCCAATTGTTCAGCCTCAACTGTTGCCCCTTTTACCTGATTAACTACTTCAATCTTGAAATTGATAGTCGGTGAAGCAGGTTCGATTGAAGGCATAATCTCAGCTTGAGGACGTAAAGATTGTCCTAAAGTGAAATCTTGTACATCATTGAGATTTGATCGATCCTGAACTAAACCATTTGAAGAAAAGTAAACCTTTCCGTCATGGAATAAATCTGAATTAGGAGATTTACCAGCATTTGTATTGCCTTTATAAATAATCTGGCCATCCTGAACCGGTTGATTAAAGATGTCAGATTGCTTTTGACTTTCCATAAAGGCATTAGAGCTCATCAATGCACGGCGCATGACACTATCAGTTGAGACATTGTTATTGAGGAAAACTTCAGGGTTTGAACTCTTACGCATTTTCTCAACTAAGCCAACTCCACCCCAACGGCGAATATCCTCTTGGGACCAAACAACCTCTCCCTTATGAACAATGCCGGCAGGTTCGTATTTGCCACCTCGCCCAGTAAAACCACCATCAGCAAACCCTTGATCCTTAATTGCGCGGATATTTGCAATAATGCTGGCACCTTGTGCAACGGCCCCAGCAATCAAAGGCAAGTTGTAAGGAAAACCAACTTTTGAAGCTGCTGCGATATTCTGCTGAATCGCAATACCGGCAGCTGCAATTGCATAAGCTTTATCTGCAGCGAACATGAGCTTGTAAGCTTTAGATTGTTCACCAAACATTGAGCCAAACATCGAGGTAACTGAACCCATCATTTGCCCACCAAGAGCAATCTGAGCGTTTAATCTATCTTGTTGATACTTTTCTTCAACATCCTTAACGTTCTGAGCATAATCACTGTAAATTTGACTTCGTTGCTCTTGAGCAGCTTGAATGATCGCGGTTTTCTGGTTCTCGAAGTCCTGTTGCTGAATTAATCCAGCTTCCATTTGTGCATTCAGATTGTCTAAACCATTTTGTTCGTCTAAATCAGCTGCTGCATATTGGCTATCAGCTAAGTCATTGGCAGCGCCCAAGCGGCTAAACCGTTCCTGATCCTGTCTATAGAACTCACTGGTACCATTCATATCAGCCTGAATACCACCCCAGTTTTGAACAGCGTTATTCACCTTATCGCGTGTCTCTTTGTCCTGAGTAGCTTTAGATAATGCGATTAGTTTTTGACGCTCTTCAATAGAAAGCTTTGTATTCTTAAGAATCTCCTCTCGTTCGAGTCTATATCGCTCCTGCATGGCTTGAGTTTCGGAAAGTAGAGATAAGCGAGCTTGAAATAAGCGTTGTTCTTGGGCCAACTTCATAAGCGCGTTTTCTTGCTGATATTGCTGTTCCAGCAATTCCACTGCCTGTTTCCGTTCAGACTTAGTTAATTCAATATCATGAGCCGCATTAAACTTTTTACGGTTAAAACTCTCTTCAAGTAATGCAGCTTCGGTTTTCTGGAACTCCTTATAGTCCTCTAGCTTGCTTCGAATCGCTTGTTTGGCGATCGCAATATCATTGTCTGCACGACGATTTAATTCCGCCTTAATTTCAGCAGTACGTTCAGGACTGAAATTAGCTTTGTCCACCTCCCCTAATCTTGTCTTTCTATTATTGTCAATACGCTCAACTTCAGTGGCTACTTCATTTTCAAGTGATCGTTGTAAGTCTTGCTGACGATCAAGTTGCGACTGAATATCACCAGAAGCTTTATCACTTCCCTTACTAGCCCCACCTTTAACCTTGCTTTGCATACTTGGTGACTGGTGAAGAAGTTTTAGTGATACACCATCCTCAAATATCACCTCACTAACATAACCACCACCTTTACTATCGTAGTGGGTCTTAATGTCTTTCACAGCAACATTAGTCGTGATCGGCGTACCTTCAGGCATTGAAAAATCAATACCCTTATGAAATGAAGAAGCCCCTTTGGTAGGGGCTTTTCGTGGACCGTAATTTGAACTGATCTTGTAGGATGACAATGGTTTGCCGCCTGCTTGTAATCGGGCTAGATGTTCATTCGATACTTTCTGGCCAGACATTGAACCACCATATCGAACGTCGAGATGAGGACCTGTGCCAATTCCTGACTGGCCTGAAACACCGACTAATCGTTTCGAAAGTTTTTGCTGTTTTGATAACTCATTAGTTGTTTCCTTTAATGCTTTATTCTTCGCATCAATCACATTCTTGTTTTGTTCCTCTATCGAAAGAGTCTGCAAACCAATCTGATATAATTCATTAGAAACTTCAACTCCGCTTTTCCGCGCCCAGCTTGCAGTTTCAACCATTTGCTTCACTTGCTCAGGTGAGTAACCTTTGGCAAGTAAACCTTTGGTAACTAATGCTTCAAATTTACGATCTGCCAATGAATCGGCATATTGCTTTTGTGCATTTTTAGCAGCTAATGCAGCCCTTTCATTCTCATTCAAGGACTTGGTGTTTTTATCCACTCCTACGATAGCATTTTCAGCTTTATTTCCTGCAAGTGTTACCTCAAAACCAAATAAGCTATACGTTTGCTTGGTCTTGGCAGCAGTTTCAGCTGCCTCATCATAGGCATTCACTTGTTTAAGCAATGCATCCATTAAATCAGCAGGAATTTTTTGACTCTTTAATTGCTCTATCGCTTCAGTATATGAAATGGTGCCAAGTCTGGCCTTATTCGAAATTTCAGCAACTTTGGCATTGCCCACCGCATAGTTCTGGATATTGATCAATGCTGAACCGACCGCTAATTCTTGCCGTTCTAATGCCTTGTTTTGATCTTCAATTGTCGCAGCTAAATCACCTAATTTTTCTTTACGCTGTTCATCATTAAGGGCTTTAATTTCTTCCTTAGTCAACTTTGCAGCTTCAGCTTGCTCTTTTAGCTTTGCAGTGGCTTCAGCAGATTTACTAGAGAAATACATGTAAGTCGCAGCCAAAGCAGTCACGCCTAATGTGATTGCCCCAATTGGACCACCAATCAATCCCCATGCACCGCTCACTAATCCTGCCATTGAAGCACTTTTGCCTTGCGCTAACGTAACGGCCTTCGTTGCATTCTCAACATTATTAGCTGCAAGTACATATCTGGCACTCGCTGCACTTGCTCCAAATCTGGCTTGGGTTTCAGCATTTGTTGCTCGCACATTCACCAAATGTGCCTCAGCTTCTGCAAGCGCAGCTTTTGCGCTTTCTATCGCCTTTTGCTTTTGCAATTGTGATGCAGCATTGTCAGCAACTAAAGCCCCTAATTTGGTATTTAAAGCTGATACTTGAGTTGCGATTGCTTTGGTAAGTAATGCTGTACCACCGAGAATAGCTACATAAGAGATTGATTCTAAGTTTTCAGCTAAAACCTTAATTGAACCAGATAAAACGTTAGCTGCACCACTTCCTTGACTAGCCTCGCCGACAAATTTAGTAATCTCATTATTAAGAAGAGTTAATGACTGGCTGATCGTAATATCAGTTTTGCCAAATAATGCATCTACATCAGACTCTACATTTCTTAAGGCTTTCACAATTTCTTGCGATGTGATTTTTCCTTCAGCAGCAACCGTACGCAACTCTCCTACGGTAATACCCATACCCTGAGCAATAGCTTTTGCTAAAGCAGGTGTTTGTTCCATGACAGAGTTCAGTTCCTCACCACGTAAGGTACCACTCGCTAAGGCTTGTCCGAACTGAACTAAAGCAGCATCTGCCGCAGAAGCACTCGCGCCACTAATCGCCACAGCTTTTGAAACAGTTTCAGTTAAACGCGCTGTATCATCCATTGTTAGATTTAAAGATTTAGCATTATCACTAAATCTTTGATAAACCTGTAAAACAGAATCCCAGGCTGAATAGGTATTTTGAGCAATCCTGAATGTATCTTCAGTCGCCTTATTTAACTCCGTCTGGTCTTTTGTAACTAGCTTTAAACGGTTTTGTAGTCCTGTATAAGCATCTATTTGACCAATTGCAGCATTGACCGTAGCCAAGCCTGCCATATATCCAGCCAAAGCTTTAATTGACGTACCGAATAAGTTAGCCGCTTTATCCTGTTTATCCAGCTCATTGGTTGTAGCTTTAATTTCTTGAGCAAATTTATGATTTTGTTGAGTTGCTTGTTTAGTCACTTCAACCGATTTTTGAACAGACGTATTGGAATTATTAACTGTGGTATTAAAGTTTTGAACAATGTTATTAGTAACAGAAAGCTGTTTCCCCATATCTTTCGATGAGTTAGATGCGGAATCACCTCGATCAGTAAATTTTGACAATTCTTCTGCTAAGGCTTTGACATTACGTTCAGCATTCTGTGAATCAATAACAATGACCAGACGGGATTCTTGTGCCATTTTACTTTTCTCCAGGCAATAAAAAACCCACTCATTGAGTGGGTCTATTTAAGTTAAATATATTTACTAAGCTGGACAGTTAAACAAATTTAGTCTTGCTGCAAATCGTTGCCCAAGTGCTTTTAAATCCATTCACTAATCAATCAATTTCACACATTTAGCAACAACATCCTGTGCATACAATCCCTTATCCTTGAAATTACTGTTATATGCACGATCGATATCTTTTAAGCCTTCTTCAATTTCTGCTTTTGATGCATTTTTGTCTGTTAGTATTTCAGTCCTTAAACTTTCTTTGGAAACCCCTTTAAGCCTTGCATCCATTATGAGGGACTGATTGTATGCATCCTTGACACAATTACTGCGATCTTTTACAGATAACTTATTCGGAGTACAGTGTGCTTCCCAAATTATTGCAAATGTTTCTGGATCAATACCCTCTGAGTCCTCCAATAAGACTGCACCCTCAATGGTTACATATTTCTTAAAGCCAACATAACCGCCATAGCTATTCTTTGAATTTACTTCTCCACAATATCCTTTTATATTTTGGAATTGTGCTGAATCTGGATCTTTTAAAGTGTTTAAGACAGCTTCTTTGGACTCTTTTTCCACCTTTGAGCAACCGTTCACCCCCACTACACCTAAAACCAAACTCAATAAAATAATCTTTTTCATATTAATTAGCTCACTTAAGAGGCGCTTTAATTATCTAAACTTTTAACAATATCATCCAAATACCAGTCCTTTGCAAAAGTATTTAAGTCTTCCATCTGCTTACCCATTACACCCAACAAACCACCTTCCCATATACCATAAGCATGCTCACCATCTAACCTATAAACATTCTCTGGCATGGTTCTTAGGGTATAAACAGGATTTTGAAACTCATACTCTTTTCCAAGTGTCTGGAAATACTCTCCTTTCAGATAGAACTTATCATCTCCTCTAAAACCGAGATAAACTTTGTTAAATTCCTTATCTTTTATTTTCTCAGCAAATTGTAGTAGAACCCTGTTTACATCTAATGGGCTATTTTTCCCTGATATATCCCGCAAATCATATTTAAGCTCTGTCGGATTAATAAACCACTTATAGTGAACCCAGACTTTAACCCCTTTATTTCTGGGATCCTCTAACAATACTGTATTCATATGCCGTTGAAGCATGTAATAATTTAGTGAAAAAACAATAGCAACAAAACCAACTAATACCACAATGAATTTATATACCTTAGACATAGTTAAATCACTTTCTCTGCATTATTAAACTTTGAAGTATCAAACTTGAATTGACGAGTTCCATTCGAATAAAAAGATAGCTCAACCATTAGTGAATTAACTTTTCGAATATTGTCTAAAAAAGCTTTAGAATTTTCAGTAAAAATTAATATAGTGCCATCACTACCAGATGTCTCATATTTTTGGAAATTAAGATATTGAATTGGGCTATTTCCAAACTTAACTGCTGTATAACAGTAATCATTACAGTCATACTGGCCTTTATCTATTGTTAGAAATATTTTTGGGTCATCTGATTTAGAGTCAAGAATATCAAATTGGAGTTTATTCTCCCCGTCATAAGGAAAGTTTAGATCAGCATTATTCTCAGAACGCAAAGCAAGCCACTTAGACTCTGTGTTCCGCATTTCATCTTTGCTAACTACAGTTCGCCATTTCCCTGTTTGAGATTCAAGACTTGAGTCATTTGTATTGCTACTAACGCTTGAGGCTTTTTTAGCATTATCACTGTTACTACAGCCGATCAAACCCAAAAGAACACTTAAAAATAATATTTTTTTCAAGTTTTTCACCATTTGTTATAAAATATACTAACTTTAACAAAGTGGTTACTAATTGTCACATAAAGAAAAACCACCCAAAGGTGGTTTTTAAATTAATGATAGTTTAATAGTGATGGGTAAAAAATTTAGTTAATGTCAAATTTGTAGTATCACTAATCGGATAAAGTTTGCCGTTAATTATCAGAGGGAAAAATTTTGCTTTTTTACGGAATTCATCTAAAACAAAATTATCTAATTCTTGTAAGCCGGTACTTTTTTGAATCTTTGCAACTGTGATATTGCCATTATCATCTGCTTCTGAATAAATACTCATGTATCTGATTTGCCCTTTAAGATCATCTTTATTAACCTTAATTTCAGGAAAAAATTCAAAAATTGGCTTTCTAGAAACATCAAAACTGAATGGCTGCTTACCATAAAAACCAACATAAAAACCATTTTCTTGATAAGGGTAAAAGCTAGCATTCTTCATGGCTTTTAAGCTTTTTTTATCTAGAGATTCAATACCACTACTTTTAACGATTGTCGTATCTACCACTTTACCCTTTTCATTCGCTAAAAAACCTACAACAACTTCTCTGTCATATCCTTGAAGTTCCTGATCGCTAATATTAATTTTAGGGACTTGCTTCCAGTGTAAACTTGTAGGCATTACTTCGACTAAATTATTAGGTTCACTGGCATATGCTTTAAGTGCAAAACAGAACAATAAACTTAATAAAACTTTGAAGAGAATTCTCATATTGATCCAGATATTAAAATATTTATTTAAAAGTATAAAAAGTGATTAAATTATAAATGATTTCAACCGCAATATTATTTAATTTTAAAAGCCCTGTAGAGCTTTTTAAATTAAATATTTAAGGTTCAACTTTTAATTCTCTATTAGCGTGGGATTTCAATTTTTATATTCTCTAAATCTTTTAAATTAACAGGACCTTTGGCTTCAAGTTTGCTAACTTCATTCATAAGAATATTAAGTTTTTCATTCGTTAGCTCTTCTTGAGGTATTTCTACCATCACAGGGTTACTTAATGTAATAGTTTGTGACTCATCAATACTAAGAGTTTCAACTTCTGAACAGTATAAACAAGCTTTATTTTTTACTTTATAAGTAGGGGTATTTATTTTACTAATAACTGGATATTCTAACTCCCATTTAGGTCCAAACCTATAAACTGCAGCATACATTGTATAAGCTTTTGATGGATTAACACCTTCCTCAATCATTGCTTCAAAAAATACTCTATGAGTATCTTGCCAAGTTCTTTTTTTATCATCACAAGCTTGATCATGAATTACTGCAGATTTTATATATCCACCGCCATAAGGATCTCCTACTATTGACCAAAGTGACCTAGGTATTGAAGCTCCATCAGTTTTATAACCTTTATTTGTTGTCCACTTATAGCCAGCTTTATCCACATAAGAGAAATCTTCCATCACTTCATAATAATGCTTTTCTCTAGGCTCTAGTACCAATTTTCCATCAAAACCTGTTGCCGAAACGTTCATTGCAAGTAAAGAAAAGGATATTAAAAAGTATTTAATCTGATCTTTTTTCATAATAAATGTTCTCATTTAATTATTATACTTTTAATAAACTCCTAACCAATACATTCGTCAACCTAAATCTGACCGACATTTATACATTTTTCCTATGATTTAGAATAACTTAACTATCACCATAGATTGTTAAAATAACCAAACCGTAGAATGGTTATTTACTAGATTTAGACTTAATTTTCTTTTGGACTTCTTCAATAAATAAATTGTCTAAAGCAAAAATGCAGTCATTAAAGATATGAGCATCAACAGGCAAATCATTATGCTCAGCATATACATTGATAGCCTGCTGTTCTAAGGATAACGGAATACCCTGCTCATATCGTCTAGCTCTGATAATCGTGCTAAAGGCCGCAAGAATTGAGTCAGCCACATAAGAATATTCTGGTGGCTCCGGAATGTGTCCACCTAAGAACTTGATTTGTTCGATTTCGTGCGGCGTTTTCGACGCATACGTTTTCTGGTATTTGTAGAGCTCGATAACTTTCCCAGTATTATCGCCTTGTCCTTATCAGCTTCCTCCTGAATCTTTTGCGCCTGCTCTTTAATAAATGACCAGATAACAATACCTATATCACCAAGATTAAGAAGCTTTGACGCATTTTCAGGTGTATACGGTTTTTCAGTTTCAACGGATTTGCCTTCTACTATCTCAGCAAAAACAATACCTTTCCAATCCTCAATTAAATGGGCACCAGCAGCATCTAATAAGAGCTCATGGTATAGCTTGCTGTTTTCATCTTTTACCATCACATCATAGCCTTTTGACGTGATTTGATTGCCTGCCTTTTCTAATGCTACCTGAAAGGGTTTATAACCAATACCGCGAATTTTAAACTCTGCTTGTCCACCTGCAGATTCAAACGTACACCATTTCGATACTTCCGAACTTCGAACAATTCCGACTTTTAAAGCCATACCTACCTCTAAAATTTAAGAAATAAAAAGCCCATAGGACTCCATGGGCTTTATTGATTTAAATTGAATTACACAAGAGCACGGACAATCGTTGGGGTTGTACGTACTTGGGCAAAGTTGATATCTATAGTGATGATGTCATCGCCTCCACCATCTGGATGGTTCGCTTCCTTAACCTCAAGTTGCGGGAAGTTAAATGAGTACTTACTTCCCTTGCTATCGGTAATATCAAAGGACAACGTGAATACATCACGAGTCTTAATTGCATCAATCCAAGCTGCTGATGTTGCTGAGAACATGAAATTGGCATTTACACCAATATCCATCATTTTTTCTAAGTAGAACTCAGGCGTGTACTTACCTGAACCGATACAACGGATCGCTTCAAGATTATTACTAAAGTTAATAGTGAGCGTCTGCAGACAAGCTTTACCCTGAATTGATTGGCCATTAATCAGTAACTTTTCAACGTTCGGCATACTCACTAGAGGGCGGCTTGATGCAGCTACTGGATTGGTAACTGGGTTTACTTGCTGACGAGTAAAGGAATTACCGACTAAACCAAAGTTACCAGTAATTTTACCTGTGGTCTGAATGGTGATTTCACCTGTATTGACCTGAACACCACGGTAAATAAAGACCTGACCAATATCTTCAAATACTTTAACCAGGGTAAATGATTTACGTATATTTCCACCAAAGCTAAGTGCATTGGCTGCCCAGTTATTGAATGCAAGCGCACTTAAGAATAAATCGAATGTTCCAACAGACAATTCAAACTCTAACTGCCCTGCCACTTCCGCTTCAGTAACTACGCCACCCTGACGGAAGCGTGAATCCACAACCTCACTACTTTCTTCAGTTGAAATGTTTTCTGATAAGCCGTCTGAAACACGGCGAACCGTATACCAGATTGGGTTTGCTGGAGTAGTTCCTAGTACAGCTTCTTCACAAGCATATAATCGAATTTTTGCGCCTGAACTCATTTATTGTTCTCCAAAATTTAGGCATTAAAAAACCCGCTGTTTTAGCGGGTTTTTAAAGTGTTTCATCTGTATCTGAGATTTCAGGTGGTTCAACACCTGTCAATGCTGCAGCTACTGCTTCAGATAAATTGGTAGGCTGAAATTCAACAGGTGTTTCACTCATCGATTCTTCAGGCACTTCATGCAATCGGATATCAATCCAACGACCTTCAGGTATATCCATTGGATTATCATGATCAGCAACGACTGCAGCCAGTTCAATATCAAATTTACGTTTATAGGTCTTTATTGAAATATCCCCATTTTCCAGAGCTGAATACTCAACAGCAACCACCGTATTTCCATTGGCATCTTTAGGTACTTCGATATACCAACCCTCACTTGCAAAACCTAAAGATCCTTTGAGCAAGTAATTACCTACATCAACTTTTTCAAAATCAATTGGCTGTTTACTTGCTTCATCATTTAATTCAATCGATTCTGCAAACAGCTTAACGATTGGAGAAGCTGATTTAACAAAACCATTTGCATCAACAGTTGTATTGCCTTCTGTCCATAATTTATGCCATACAGAAAAACTGCCTCCTGCTGATGACTTTTGTCTTACACGAATATCACTAGTATATGCAGCTGTCCAAAACTGCTTCATAAGATTCGTTGCACCATTCGACCATAATCTACTGTCTAACCAACCAGCACCCGGTGAATTTACGGCAGCACCAGGAATATTAAAAAATCCTGCTCCAACATTGTTTAAGTCTACAGATGTATCGGCGATAGTTTGTGGCGAACCAGCACCAAAATCGCCAACCTTCATGATTCGTCCAGCTGTCAAATCTGCATTAGAGGTTGTAATAGTCCCTGTTGCAGCATTTCCTAAACCCTGAACTTGGGTCCAATCCGGTGTTAGGTTTGGAATACCTGAAGCAAAAGGCAGCATGAATTGCCGCTTACCTTGAGCTGAGTTATACGGAAACGGCCGATGGTCCCACGAATATTTAAAAACTAGATTTGCCATTACGCTGTTACTCCATCAATCACCTGAAATATCAAAGTTTCCGTATGTTGAATAACACCACCCACGACAGCTTTAATATCCATCTGACACAAACCCAATGGCCACGTAGTAGTACTTGTTCCTGACTTCACGTTAAGCCAACCCTTTTGTGTACTCTGACTCAAAGGAGCACACGTTAATGTTGCTACAGCTGCTCCTTCTAAAGTTTTGACCTGGGAAGTAAAGGTGTAACCCGTTAGATCAATTGCACGGCGTACATCATTGGCTGGATATTGCAGCGCATCATCCATATCAACGAGCTGTAAATTTAAGTTGAATGTGTCACCACGCTTAAAGACATGATTGCTCATAAGTGATTCCTATAGACATAAAAAAACCACCGATGAGGTGGCTATGACAAAGCAATAAAAAAGGACGCTAACCGCGTCCTCTTACCTAACAACTTTTCTTTATTCGATCTCTAAATGATGCTTTTCGGTCACCATTTTGATTTTGATCCCTTTGTAATAACGGACCATCGGATCTTCTTTACCCTTTTCAATTTTATCTAGAAACTTATCGTTTTCCATTAAGATGGCAAAAGTTTTATATCCAATCACCAATTTCTTTGGAACTTTGCCACTGCTTTTAAAATCATCAATTTGTTTATTCAGCTCTTTTAAAGTCATTCCTATTTCCAGTATTCCAACTTTTAATAGAAATTTAACAATTAATTATGACAAATTAATTTTTCTAAAAAATAAGTAAATATAAAAAATGTCTGGTGGCGATCATTTTCTTAATGAATTATGGCTTCTAATCGAGATCAACACTTACTCCAGTAACAATATTGTGTTTACTTCCACCAATACTATTTATATTGGCCAATCGAATATTCACATCAGAAACACATAGCTTATTTTCACTTTGCCATTTGCTCAGCTCTACAGACATAACATCCTCAAGATGTCGTTCCAGTTCTTGCCGTTTAATTTCGATTTCTTCTAAAGTCAGCATACATGACATATCAATTCACCTTGTATCCAATGCTCACATTATACTGAATGAAGTCAGCATCTTGCCCGACAAAAATTGATTGTCCCTGTAAACATTCTAGATGATCGGTTGAGTAATATTCGAAATGCTGCAGTAAAGAATCACTGAGCTCAGTTAAGCCTTTCTCTCCGGCATGGTGCCGAGCAAAGCATTGCACCATGATATTACCGGTACGACGTGTACAAGGATTATCAGCAATACCAGACATATAGCTGGGTCCACCTGCAATGGTTAAGCGACACCACAAACCTTCCTTTGGGACCTTGAATCCTGGTGCATTTGGATACTGAATTCTGTCCTGGGCAATACCTTTAAAATTTTGCATACGGCTGATAATAGCTTGCCTTGTCTGCTCTAAAGTCATTGCCATCTTAACCACCATACTTTTGAGAAATATAAGTAAAAGTAGTGCTGTAAATGCCTTGCGGTGCTTGATCAGACCAGCCATTTTCTAAGCGTTCAGCATATGGCTGGTTGTTTTGTATGTAGACCAAATTGCCGAGCTTAAACTTCACAGCTTGAATAGCAGCATCTTGCACTGCATTAGTTTCAGGTCCACGTACACCATAGTCACCAGATCCAATAGAAACAATGTGAGAAGCACGATAAGCACCAGTATCAACGGGACTTGAAACAACTAATGATTGCACTGTATCCATCGTAATTTTCTTTACCTTATCTTCTGCTGCTTTAGAGACATCAAGACTAAAACTAGTCGGTTTTTTCCCCTTCCACCCCATAAATTTCTCCATTAAAAAACCACTCAGATAAGAGTGGTTTTTTCTTTTTCAAAAAGTTCTTAATTAGCGCTTCCACAAATATCAGTAGTACCTGTTGGATATGTAAACTGCATATTTGCTTTATTAGTAATTAACTGGACTGAAACAGTTTTACCTAGAAATTTAGAATTAGGATTTGGTGATTGTATACCTGCCCCTTTAAAACCAATACTTTTTAAAGAGTTTTCCGTAAGTAAGTTAAGGTATCCATAATTTGTACCATTGATGATATACCCCATTTGTTTACTAACCTGATTAAAATAAAGACCTACTCTAACTTTGCCATCTGTTGGCACCGTAACAGGGATTACCTTGCGATCAAGCTCCTTTGCAACTACTGAACCAGAACTATCTCTTTTAGTACTTGCTCCAGTGAGTGTCACATAACTTCCATCAGCATAATTTGCATCTTTATTAGATAACCCATAACCAAGATCTAAACTAATTTCATTTTTTAAATTAGAAGCTCCTAATATATTGAAGGCTAGCTGTTGAGTTTCATGGCTATCTCCTAATGCGATGTTTTTAATATTTAAAACATCAAATATAAACTCTGCTGCTATAATATTTGTTCCTATTACTGATTTATCAACTAAAGTAGTCTGAATAGAAGGTAAACTTATCATTTTACCGGAAGTTACAATTTGGTCAGCTGGTGTACTTCCTATATAACCAATTGTTGCCGTACCTTTTTGCTCAGCAATACTTATTGGAGACATTAATTTAATCGGTCTTCCTCCTGCTGCATTTACCGCATCGACTTGAGACTGAGTTGCATCAAAACTATAAGTACAGGCAGCATAAGTATTTACTGAAAATCCACTGCTGATTAATAAACCCAAAATAATTTTATTCATGTAATCTTCCTTTTTTATTTGAGCAAACAGTATAGCCAAGCATATAAAAAGATTGATTAAAAACTGACAAGCGGTAATTTTTATTTCTTTAAAAAATTTTTCTTATTTAACTTCTAACCAGCGTGTACTGTGGATGCTGAAACGGTGAGTTGTGCCATAAGAGAATGTAATTTGTACTTATCATCTAAACCCCTAACTTGCACCCATTAAAAAACCCACCGAAGTGGGTTTAAGCTTATATCCATAAATTAATACTACAATTTAGTTTCCTAATACATTTTGGTTCCGTATCCGCCTTGCTCGAAACTTTAATATTTAATTGATATCCATATACCGGAAACAAAACTAGATATTAGATAAATAAATGCAGCAATAATTACGGAAATAAAGACTATGATAATCCCGTCAGAAATATAATCTCTATTGGCATCATTCTCAGGATTTTCCTTGGGATTAAGTATCATTGGGGTATTTAAAGATTTTTTCGCCTCATAGAATCCCCAGCCTATACCCAGCAACACAATTAGTATCGCAAAACCAACTCCAAGATCATAAATAACCTCTTCAGCAGCATATTTATCATTTGAAGCTGAAACACATTTATCAAAGTATTTTTTTTCAGTTTCAGAAAGCGTAGAGATGGCTTTTTGATCTTTAAAATGAATATTACATGTCTCAATAAATTCTTCTTTATCGTCAGTTCCATCGCCCTCGTAATTGCTTGTACGAGAAATATAAAGTGTGCTATGGGTAGTTGTAGCCATATAATTTCATTAAATTTATAAAGGGATATTTAATTAATAGAAAATCAGTCAATTCAGCTATCTTTTTTCAATAGCCTAACTATCTTCAAACTGAGTAATATTGCATATAAAGGGCCCACCTTCATCAAACTCCTCACCATTTAACAATATATTAAAACTTCCACTGAAAGTACTGAGTGCTCGTACAGATCCTTTCTTTTCTTTTAATTCCAAATCATGACTTAATTTATCTATTACAATGCTGAAGCTTGGAGAGATAAGTGAAGTAATTTCTTTACAATATTTAATAGCTTCATCTTTAGATGCTTGATAATTTCCTGAATGTTTTGAATATACATAAAGATCTCTCCATATTTTTTCATCAAAACTCTGTGATAGATAAAAATTTAACCATTTTTTGTCATTTTTATGCTCATAATAGTAATCTGAACTTACAGGATTAAATCTTATAGACATTGGACGACCATAAGTTGACGTCTTCATCTCTGGGTATTTTGTTTTTATTTCTTTTGCATAATTTAAAAATAAGCGAGATTTGTAATCCTTGATTTCAGAAATTCCTTTATACGCATCTGAGATATTAGGGGGAGTTAATTCTTGCTTCACTGGATTATTAACAGATGAACAACCTGATAATAAAATTATACTCCATATTAAAAATTTCCTATTCATAAGAACTCCTATATTTCGAGCCTAATTATATAGAATCTTTCCTATATTTTCCTCAACTGGCATTTCCAAATAGTTTCTGCTCGATCCTGTTGAATATGAATAACTCTAAATGAGCCTAAGGCTGTTACCCATTCATCATCAATCTTTGGGGCCATGGTCACTTCATTTTGAAGCACAGTTGCTTTCTTATCTGTGGCCAGTACTCCAAGCGTTTGTATTTCATATTGACTGTATGAGCCGAATAGTACGCCACGACCAGAATAGTTTTCTTTAACTTCAACATAAGTTTCTGTCTTAGGGTCCCACTTTGATTTAGTGACTCGCTCACACGTAAAAGTATGAACGGCATCCGCCAAATCGTCATTAAATGCTTCAGCAATTTCTGCCTGAATTTCTTCACGTAGGCCCATTAGATTTTCCTGACAAAAAAGACGGATTTCCGTTTGCAATACGGTTTTATCAAATCAAGAATGAATTGCTCGATCGCACTAAGCTTTACTGATCCGTCTTGATATTCCTTTTCGGCCTCAACAGTATCGGCTTTTACTTTCTTACGCTTTAATGCTTGTTCCTGCCCTTGGTATATCTCCCCTTTCATAATGCCTTTGATGACTTGATAAGAGGCAGTTTTTAAAGGCCTAGGAACTTCGGTTACATCTTCATAAGGTTTAACATTACGTGCTAATAAATAAGCTTCTGACATCTGAAGGTATTGAGCCTTATCACTGGCAGATAAAGCATCAAAGCCTTCAACATGTTCTATCGCTTCTTGTTCAGTGATAAAGCTCATGGTTTATTCCTTTGGAATTAATGCTAAAAGTTCTTCTTTTTTAGCACCTGATTCAAATGCAATGCCCTTTTCAGTTAATACAGCCTTTAGTTCATCAACTTTAAGCCCTGTGTAGTTGATTGGTTGGACTTCACTTGGTTTTTGATCACCTTCTGGAATTTGGTTTCCTTCATCAGATTCAAGCTCAGCAATACGTGCTTTCATTGCCTCAGGAATATTCTGAAAAGCAATAAACTCACCTTTCATTGTTGCCAGTTGTTCTTCGAGTTCAGTTACTTTTGCTTGTGTCATTTGACGCTCTCTCATGCGGTTAAATGCAGATAGGCCCATTGATTTATCTCCAAAAGAAAAGGCGGATAATTCCGCCCGTCTTTACTTAACTTTGTGCTTGAACGCCACAATACGAATCTGTTTTGGATCGTAGACGCGTTCCCAATTGGTATCAGTTGAAAGACCTGCATTATTCGGTGCGACACCCATTGCACCAGCCCACTTGATACCACGAGGATGCAAGACAAAGTGACGGCGGTTAATGAGGATGTCGGAGCCTGCGAGACTATCTCGGTCAGTCTCAACCCCTACGGGTGCACCGATATCCTGAAAGCCGATAGCGCCTTGCCCGAACAGGAATGATGTAAATACATCACCATCAACTGGCATACCGTCATCGACAATCACACGGCGATCCATGAAGGTTTTGTAAAGCACTACGCCATCTGCATCACGTACGGTTTCAATCAGGCCCTGTTTGGCTAGTGCAGCCATGGTTGCAGAATGCATGGCAATGGCCGTTAATTTATCAACTGCATCCCCTAGCTTGTAAGACGCGTCAATAAATGAAACACCATCAATAACTGCTGCGGCTCCAGTACCAGCAGAGATATCATGTGTATTGCTTGCCATACTTGCAGAACCAAACACACCTTTAAGCGTATTCACTGTAAAGCCTTGGAATTCACGTGCCCAGTAATCAGCAACCAGATCACCAACTGCACCAAGTGGATCATCACCAGATAAAGCTTTAGCAAGGTCATTGGCACCCCATGCCTTACCACGTGCATGCAAAATAGCAATATCCTGACCTGCAGCAATGTTGTTTACGGTTAGAGGTGTTGCATCTGAAAGTACTTCAGATTCCCCGTCTAAATCGTTCCAGAACGGGATATTTACGGTAGATCCACCTTGAGTGCCGAATGCAACTTCAACATCCAGCTCCCCTACAATGCCCGACTGCCATAAAGCAGATTTCTTGGCAGTTTTATTTAAAACGTACTGAGTAAATAACTCGGGTACGATTACATCAGCAATTTTTGTCTCAGCCATTAGGCTTTACTCCTTAAAGATTAATACCGTGTTTTGCAGCCAGCTCTTTAGCTAGCTGAGGATTTTCATTTCGTAATTGGGCAAGTTTGGTCAGGTTCACCGAACCATCTGGCTTGGTGATATCGATCTGTCCTTTTGTATTGGTGCTACCGGGTGAACCTGTACCATTTGCTTTAGGCCAGAAATAAGGCTTTTGCTCACGCAAGGTTTCGACCCATTCTTTGGGTGATAACGCCGTCTTACCGTCTTTACCAATGATTACTTCGCCTTGTGTATCGACTGCTACGGCCTTACCGTTTTCATCGAGTACAAATTTAGAATGGGCAAGAAATGCGATATCTGCGGTTGCTTCCGGCAATGCCTCTAGTTCAAGGGCAGCTTGTACAATCTGGCTCTGAACAACCGATTGCTTGAACTTGTTGGCATAGGCTTCTGCTTTATCAGCCCGCTCTTTTTCAGCATTGAGTAATTTGTCATGCTGTTCACGCATCTTCTCGGTACGTTTATGGATGACTTCTTCAACCTTGCCCTCGGCAATAAGTCTTGTTTCTTCATCCATACTCGCCTTGGTAAGCAGCTCCTTAATTGCTCCCAGATCAACTCCTTCAAGTTGTTGCTTCAAGTCACCAAGTTCAGTTTTTAATTCACTGTTCTTAGTGATGAGTTCGCTATTCTTGGTTTTTAAACCCTGTACCTGCTCATCAACAGCTTTTTGAATAGCAGCTTTAACTTCTGGATTTTCCAGATCAACTTTGATTTCATCTGACATTTAAAATCTCCTAGAGATACCGCCTTGCGGATTTAATTGTTTAGCCCTCTGCCTTGCTTCAGGCATTAAAAAACCGCCCGAAGGCGGTACGTTGTAAGAGAGCGATTATTTCAGTGCCAAAATAATCGCGATAACAATGATTCCTAAGGCTAAGCCCAAATTGGTAATTGCCTGCATTAGTCCTGCACGGTCAGCACCTTTCTCGCTCATTTTTCCATCTACCTTTAATTTAGATATAAAAAACCACCTCTTGGTGGTGTGCTATTAAGTACATATCAATGCTTTGGATCAAAATCTAATTTGTATTGAGCTTGCTTAACCAGATCATCTAATTTACTTAATATTTTTGGTTTAACTTGCTTGCCACCCACACTCAAGATACGCCCAGCATTTGATAGAGTTTCAGTCCATTGTTCAGCAAGTAAATTAAGCTTTCCAATTTCTAGTTGAACACCTGCAAAGGTATCACGAGCAAGTTTTTCTTGTTCAATATAGTATTTTCGGATTTCATGCCCTTTATCATTGCGTTCCATCATTCCTAAGTGTTTCGTCATATCTACAGAGATAATATATTCAATAGCTGTTTGGCCTGTTTTTGAAAGCTCGTCTTTTTTGACGACCTTTATATAATCAAAATTCTCTTCGAATTTACATTGATAGATTCGCCGCTTAATCCAATGTGAAAAATCAGATTTAATCTCTAACATTTCATGCAAATCACGAGCATTAACACCAAGTTGTACTTCTCCATTTAAATCAAACTCAACAAATGGTGTCTGATTTTCAATTTTCATAATTTCATTCATATCGTTTACCTCGTTACCTTATAAAAAAAGCCGCATAGACATGTGGTAACGAGACACATCTACGCGGCTAAACTTTTCAAAAAGAACTGGCAAGCACACTGAATATGAAAAGCATGCTTTTTAAACCGTCGTTCTAACTAGTATTGAGTTGCCTAAATTTCAGGCATAAAAAAACCACCTCGAAAGGTGGTTTAGAATTTCTTAATAGTTGATGCGTATTTGTTATAAAAACAAGATGTTTGCACAACTATTCATTGTGGTAAAAATTAGCCCAAAACTGCTTTTGCTGTCAAGACTTTAAATTTTGACTTAAACAAGATCTTTATTGTCTTTAATAATCATAATTCCATGAAGATCATTAAAAGACCTATCGTCAATTAAATCTCTATTATCTATTTGATCATAAGAATTAGTATTAATTAATCTCAAGACATAATCAGGTACGATTCCCTCATTAGGCAACTCTTCACTTACCTGAATACTTGAACCTTCAACCAATCTAAACTCTTTTGTTGCCTCCCACACTCTTTTTGGAAGAGAGATATTTGAATTTTGAGAGTGAGGAGGACAAACTAAAAAATGCCAAGGGTATATTTTGTCTATTACATCTCCTAAATGATCTTTTTTTATAGGTTTTTTTAATTTTTTAACATTTCCAACCGATAAAATAGAACAGCCGAAATGTTCCAATGTATATACATAATGGAAACATTTTACCCAAGCTAAGAGTGGATTTAAGTCATTTAATAAATCATTTTTTTGAATATACAAACAATATAGAGGAATTAAATTTTTGCTTTGTGCAGCCTTAATAAGCAATTCTGTCTGTGATTGTTCAGTCGGTTCACCTTTATTTTTTATATAATGCAATTGTTTAAATGAATTACTTTCGAAATTAATAATTTTAGCTTGTACTCGAAATCCAATTCCTTTAGTACCAGTTGAATCAACAAACCACCATTCCCAGTCTGCTCCATTTTTTCCCTCTTCGTAACGCGTAAAGGTAGTGGTAATAACATCATATGGGTGCCTAAGCTTCAATTCTACCATTAGAGAATCTGTAATCGACTCTTCAAGCATTTGATGTTTTACTTGTCGTGCCTTACCCAACTGTATCCATGTTTGATAAGATAGTTCTCTAAAAGTTTGACAAAGACTCATCTAATATCCTCATTATAATTACATGAAATATATCAAAAAATTACCCCAAAAGGAGCAATGCTTTTGTCTTATGCTTTTAAAGTAAATTTTTCACCATCCATCAGATCCTTAAAGTCCATTCTGTCTTTATGCCAGTCATGACCTTTAGCTAATTCGAATATAGGCATGTGGACGTCTCGACCGACTAAGTGCCTTAAATTATCTAATTTAAAATCATTTTTTTTGACTATTTTCTTTCAAGAACCGATCTAAAACATAGCTAAAATCAGAAATATCGAATTGTGCTGTTTTAACTCCATTATTGATTAAAGATATATCTACTTTTAACTGCTTACTTTTCTTAAGTAACTTAATAATTTCTTCTTTATCTTGAGTACGTTTAACTTGAAAAGAATGTCCATCAAAATCATCTAAAACAAACATTTTAACTTTTACAGGTTTTTCTTCATCAAATTTGAATATAATGTCACAATCAGTTTCAGGACAAATAGCAAGTCCACTAGTTACAGTTAACAAAATACTATTATCATTAGACTCCTGTTTATACAGGAATATTAAACGTGAATCTTTAGAATATGGTTCAGCTGTGGTATTTAAAAGCTCACTTGCAGTTGCCAAGTTATAGGTAACCTTTCCACTTTGTTCCTCAATATATTTTGAGGGAATCCAGTTACTGCCGGGTGCTGGTACAAATTCAGCTTCCTTTTCATATAAATCGTTTTGCTTCAACCATTTAGAATCATCACAACCAGAAATAAGATTTATAAAAGATAGAATGAGTAGTGATTTTAGAAAGATCTTTGTCATTCAATTTAAACTCTATGATTTATTGTATAAGTGATAAGTTATATTAACATTATGATATATAAAATTTTAATAAACTTAATTACTTTTTAAGAGCAATGATTACAGTTCAAAATTTCTAAAAGCACTCTCATCCAACTTTCTTAACTCATCTAAGGTGTATAACCTACCTTCCGGATCAAAGAACTTATCAAAATCAAACTGGCCTTCTTTGTAGAGTTTGAAACGTTTAGGCCCTAGCCATTCTTTCTGAAAAAACTCATCTGTTTTCTTAAAGAACTCTCTAAATGTGGTGTTGGCATCCAGTTGGCCGATGAGTTGGCTACGCTCCTCTTTGGGGATGTCTTTAACTCTTCGCTCATCCATAACAAACGGGCGTTCACCAACAAGTCGACCATCTTTCTCAACTGGTACCAGAATACTGCGACAATTGGGATGTAACGGCGGTACACGCTTTGCTGGATCGTTAATTTCCCATATAGCACCATCTAAAGAGGCACAAAGTTTTGAAGTCCTTCCATCCAGCGTTGCAACCAATCGAACATATTCAAAGCCAATCTGGGTGAAGCTATTCAGATAAGTTTGATTCGCCACGTGGCTACGTAAAGTTCTAACAGTCCGATCAATATCAGACTTAGAACTAGTTAATAGACCATCCTCAAAATTAAGACGCTTGGTACCACGAATACGCTGAACAATCTCTTGATTGGTTTTGCCTGAGCTAATTCCATCGCGAATAGCATATTCAACTTTTTGGCGAGCGGTCTCGGCAATCTTAAATAGAAGATCATCAACCAACGCCCCGCCAACTAAAGGTGCTTTCTTGGCAGCAGAATAAAGTTTTCCGCCGTTAGGCTTTTTGATCTTGCCGCCATACAACTTGGCTGTGTAATTCGCTTCATATACAGCCAATGCTGTAGCAGATACGATGAATGCTTCAGGTAAAGAAGTGTTTATGGCCGTAAACCACTGAGAGATTAAATCCCGAATCTCTTTGAGGTTTGTTGTTGTATATTGGCCACCACCAAGTGCTAATTTTTCAGAATCATTTAATTCATCTAACAAATCCCGAAGTTTTGCCAGCATTAATGCTGACTCTTCATTAAAGATTGTTAGTAATTCATTAACTGATTGAGATGAAGCTCGATACAAATATGCTTGATGTTGAGTTAATACCTCGATCAATGATTTATCTTCTTTTGAAGCCATTTCTCACCTCTACAAAGGCATGTTGTTCCGTTCAGTCTCAACTCGCTTCAGTTCTTCCTGAAAATCATGAGCTGGTAACTTACCAGTAGCGATGTATTCCCAATAGGTTTCGAATGAGTTCTTTCCAGCTATAGCGCCTTCATAAAGCTGCTTAGCAAGATTGATATCGTATTGCTGAACAATAAATTCAGGTTCTACCGTAAATGTATATTTGGATGCATCCAGCTTTAACCACTGTGCTGCATATTTGATAGCTTGTTCGATGGCCTGAGCTGCACACATCACAATGCTATGTAGACTTGCATGCTGATCATCCTGACGCGCACGGCGTGCTTCACCTGATTCTTGTGTATTGGTATCGATGACCTTTGCACCTGCCTCTAATGCTGAATTCTTCTGGGCATCCATTTCACTTTTAGTCAGCTCAATGCCATCGCCGGAGATTTCCAGATAATCACACTGTGCATCCTTAGGTAGACTCCAGACAGCCATAACACCAGTGACACTAATATCTTCGTCTCCATCAAGTCCACTAATCCAAGGCTGAGGATGAGCTGTGTGATGAAGTGACTGAAAATAGTCAGCACTGAGCTGGTAATACTTGAGTGCTGCTTTTGCCATAGTTAAAAGCGGAATAGTTCCAACATTTGGGGAATTATCCGTGGTACCACAGAATACAAATGGTGTGAATGAAAGCTGATTACCGCCAAGATCCGGAGTTTTATCCTCCACACTAGAACCATCAAACAAACGGACTGCTAAGGCTCCATCAATCATGGATAAAACGCGGTGGACCGTTTTTGTATCATGGCCAAACTCATCTCCACCGTTTTCAAACTGCTCCTCGAGCACTAATAGTTTCAGATCCTTACGGCCACCAATGCTGTTTTCCTTCCAGTTAATAATGGATAAGGCATCATATAAGGCGAAGTATGGAACGCCGTTAGCATCTACATCCACCAGCAAGCCACAACGACCATATTCCAGTAACTCTAGGCAAATTCGGATAAAAAGCTGTTTTAATCCAAATCCGTCATTCGTTGCATTCTCTATAAGCCCTTTTAATAAAGTACTTTCAATCACAATATTCGGCTCAAGCTTTGAGACCAGACCAATCATCGTACGAAGAGAATCTTGTACCCATAATGGATACTGAGCACGACTTAGATAAGCTTTATAAATCTCTCCAGTCTTATCACCTTGCTTTTCAGCCTCAATCATTCCAGCCGACTTAGGAAGATACTTGGTTTGTGCCTGTTTAATCTGCTCTTCACCGGCAACGGCGTCGCGCATAATCAACCAGCTTTTTTGTGCAGCAATATACTGCGGATGTTTATCCGTAACTGCCATAAAAACACCAATAAAAAAGCACCTGTAAGGGTGCGTTGTTTAAGCCATACCCCGAATCCGCCTGACCTGAACAATCCGTTTAATAATCGGGAACCGTTTCGCTAATGGATAGCCACCTGCATCACCAACATGGTCTAGGCCTGATTTCTTGTCAGGCATTCCAAAGTCATCATAAATCTGCTGTTCCAATGTCTCGGTAAACCGTGGGCACTTATAAGTATTAACCTTTAATGTCCGTTCTCCATCACCATTCAGGATCAAAGCATTCACGGCATTTAAACGGTCTTTAATGGTCGGGTTAGTGTTATTTACCTCTACCCGTAAACCATGCTGCCTTAAGATGGCATGATCCGATTCACTGCTATTTTTTGATGAAGTAGATTGTCCGGCAGCATCAGGAATAATCGTAATTTCATGACCAGGGAAACGTTCAATAATCAGTTTGGCCATAGTTGGTGTATCACGAACTCCTACCAGCTCATCCAGCGCCAGAGGTTTACCGTCACGGATCACATACACCACGGCGGCCATTTTCAGAACGTTAAAGTCCATACCGATAATTAACGGCTCATTTGGCTTAATCTCTTCATCGGTATGGTTGAGCTTACGGTCAAAATCAGGATAAACAGCACCACTGGTTAAGTTAACGAACTGCCCACGTAAATAAGCCTCAATGAGCTGAGGTGGATAGGATTCCCGTAAAGATGCAATATAGTCATCTGGTAGATTGGCCTCATTGTCATAGGTTGAAGCCTGAATCATTCCATAGAGCTTTCGCTTGGCCTCTGATTTATTTGCCTCTTTAACGAATTGCTCATACGTAAATTTAAAACCTTCCGGTGTGGTCGCTACATCAATACCATTCAGCAAACCTGCCTGTTTAAAGCGCATACGTGCGATGATCTTACGCCACGCTTGCTGAGCCTTGTGGGTAGCCATAACATCGAGCTCATCAATCAGTGCATGACCAATCTTAAAACCGACAATTGTTGCCGGCTTCTCCATAGACCGGCAGATAATCGTGCTTCGATACTGACGACCGTAATAAAGATCGACCTCTTTATTCGATTCATAGATTTTGGTCTTTAAACCCCAGTCAAAAGCAACCTCATCGACTGTTGGATAAAAGATATCCCGAATCTGAGGATATGTCGGTGCAAAATAGCCCAGCCTAACTTTGGGGAATTCCCAAGCCTTATGGCATAAAGAACCACAACCCACCCAAGTTTTTCCGCCCCCAAATCCGGATATAAATGCCCTGAATTTGTTTTCCATTTGAAGAAATCTAGCCTGAGGCACATTCAGCGTCGGATTGATGTTCGGCATCTTTTTTACTCGCATCTACAACTTGAATGGTTACCTTGACCGGTGTTGGATCATCTGCACCCTCACCGTCGCCCGTCCTGATCTTTTCAATCTCAAGCTGCTTTAACTCAATATTCAGGAGTGTTAAGTCATAACCCTGCATTTCTTCCCGAACCTGTTTAATCACACCTTGCTTCATTAGCCGGTTGTTCTTCCAGCCTTCATAAATCTTCTGAAGTTCTTTAATACGATAGGCTTTATTAGCAAGTGGAATGTCATAAACATTCTTTTGGAAATCTGCTCTGGTTTTATTAAACAAAGTCACCAGTTTCTTGCTTAGGTTTTTCCCCGTTGCTTTTGTTGGGTCATATAAAGCGACCTGCTGACGTTCAATTTCGATGTTAAATTCTTGCTTTACAGCATCTGCCACCTGTTGAGGGGTTTCAAAGCAAGCAAGAGACTGAACTATAAAGATTTTTACAGGCTCTCTTAGTGTTGCCATACTTGCCCCTTCGTAAAGCTACGTAAAGCAAAACAGGCAAAAAAAAGAGCCTTATGGCTCAATTGATTACGCAGTTTCCGCAGCAATTTGAAATATCTAGATTTGAAACAAACGGCGGATTCTTCGCAACTTCAACAAGACGTTTAACGCTCTTACTTGCTCCCCACCGTTTAGTTACACCAATGAATTCTTCGACATCGTGACCTGATAAATAGTGCTTAGGTAAACCAGTTGAGCTGCTAAAGATCATCTCGCCATCTTCATCACGTTCTACACCTATATGGTAAAGTTCATGCTCAAGCAAAGCACAGAATTCACTATCGTTAGCTTTATCGCAAAAGGAAGCATCGATCGTAATCAGGTAAGTTGGTATAAATCCGAACCATTCTCGCATCTGTTGCTCTTGTCTTGCTTTACGCCAGCCACCGACATTAAACATAACCTTTTCACACTGCCCAAGAATCATGGCTTGTTTGCTTTTAAATGCTGACGAAGCCCAAGCAAACGCCAGAAACTCTTCATTGTCATGAAGCAGCTCAGCAATATGGTCATGATCTGGATTGTGAAGAGGTCCACCAAGCGTTAGATAATTAGCAACAACCCATGTTTTCAAATCTGGTGCCGGTATTAAACGGATTGCTTCCTCTTCTTCAGCTTGGTCAATAAAGTCAGTTGGTGGAAATGGTCTGATCTGTTCCATTAGTTTCACCATTAAAAATTAATTTTATTCATAAAATTAATTAGATTACAATTAATTAAATTTAACACTTATGGTTAAGCATGTTCTCTGATAAAGATCTTATAAATCGAAAAGATAAAGATTACTCAATCATTCCATTTAAAGAAGAAAATATCCATCCAATTGGTTATGACTTAACAATGAGTGATCTTATTTTTTCAAAGAAAAATGGACTAATAACACTTGATAATCAAAATAATTATGTAATAAAACCTTTAGATACAATTCATATTTTAACTAATGAAATTATTTGGTTATCTGGTAGAGTTTCAGGAACTTTACATTCACGTACCTCACTTGCCTTCAAAGGTTTCTCTAACATTTCGACAACAGTAGACCCTAAGTGGATTGGTCAGTTACTTGTAACTATGACTAATATGACAAATAATGAAATTACACTAAAAAAGGACAGACCGTTTTGCACTCTAAATATTCATAAGTTAAATACCCCCACTGAAACTGAGTTACATAAAAAATCCTTTATTACTAGCTATCTAACTGAGGAAATTAACAAGCAAAACAATGAGTATTTCAAAAAAGTACAAGAATTTATAACAAAAGAAGAATTGGATCAGTTTAAGAAAATCCTCTCTAAAAAAAATATTAAAGAATTAAGTGAATTAAAAAACACTATCACCAAAAATGAAAAAATTGATTTATTCTATAAGCTAGTCAGTTTAGTTTATTATTTTTTCTTAATAGCTTGTATAACTCTTATTATATACTCGATATTTAAATGGGATTTCTTTGCTCCATTTTTTCCAAATATTGAATATGACACCACAGTTTTCACATCCCAAATTTCTACTCTTTTACTTTTTGTCTTCGCATTGATTAATAGGAAATAAAATGATAATTAGTAATTTTGATAAAATTTTCGACAAGAATGATATTGTTATTTATACCCAAGGTGTATTTGATCTATTACATAATGGACATATAAATTATTTAATTAATTCAAAAAAATATGGAAATAAACTTATTGTAGGTGTGGACTCGGATGAAAAGGTTCAATTAAGAAAAGGGTTGGATCGCCCGTTTCAAAATTGGGAAACTAGAGTCCAAAATTTATTAAATCTAAATTTAATTGATTATATTTTTAAAAAAAATATAAATATAGATAGCTCATACTACATTGATATGATTAAGCCTTCTAAAATAATCATTTCTACAGATCACAATCCGAATGTTACAAGACTAAAATTTTTAGAAAAAGAGAAAATTGAATTGATTGTTATTAAGAGAACAGAAAATATTTCAACAACGCAAATTTTAAAAGCTAAAAGATTTAAACAAGAACAAAAAACCTCACATTTGCGAGGTCTTTCTTATGAATTACTATTACTTCGACCACTATAACGCAAAAATAGCATTTACCCTGTACAGGGTCAAGTTTTGTATTTAATTCACCCAGTTATTAGGTGAAATTTAATAGATCTACGAGTTAGTACCTAATTGATCAATCAAATCTTTCCCAAGTTGCCTTGTGTTCTTTTTACCACCTTTACTATTTAAATGACTGATACCCTTGGTAGTTGCCAACTCTAGTAATACTCCATAAGCCGATACTTTCTCGCCATTTTTATAAACTAGAATAGTGGTATCTTCGAGCTGCTCTATCAAATAATCACCATATTCAACTGAACGTTTCAAATGATCTTTTGAAGTGTTAATAATTTCATAGTTAAAGTTGGCTGCAATTTCTATCAACTGATAAATATTACCTTTGCCCCATTGATTGGAAATAACATATATGTCTCCATTACTCATCTGTAACTGATGTTCTTTCTCAATAAAATAACGGTCATATCTTTGCTCATCCAGCTGGTTAAGTTTAACAAGCAATCTATCCAGATTCGGATATTCATTAAACTCAGCCCTAAGATTTTCGATATTTTTATTATTGATTTCTTCAAACCGACATTTGATAATTTCGAGGGCCAGATAACGCTTGTTCAGAGTTTTGCCATTAAACGTGAAACTTGAATAATCTCTTGCATTTGTAAGCTTGGCTTCCCGTCTTTCTTCTGATTTTTTCTGCGCCTTAATCTGATAATCCTTTGCTTCAGGTAAAGGTATAATTTGTTGAATATCAACCAGAATCTGTGAATTGTGAGTATATGGCTGCATTCTTATACAAGTAATATCCAGATCACGCTCATTAAGCCAGATCACTGAGGTGGTTAGTTCTTTTGAAAAGTTTGATGAGACCAGAATGATTCTCACGTCATCCGCAAAATTACTTTCATCCAGGTTATCAACATCTACAAAATTTGAAATTTCTTTACGTGCATTGTCATGATCAAAAGATGGATAGCCATTATTTATTTTATATCGACGATAGATATCTATCGCTATATCCAGAGTCATCGTAGAAACCATAGATGCATATCGAAGAGCCTGAAGTTCCATATGGTCACCAGTATCTGTACGCTTCAGCTCTATAATTACAAGATTTGCATTTTTATCGATTGCCAGTAAATCAATTCTTCTCTTTGAGCCATCCCATTCAGCATACTCTTCAGCAATAATGAGACAGTCCTCAGCAATTACCCCGATATTTTTCTTGAGTGCCTGCTGGAGATGCAATCTTTCCAGAATAGCTTCTTCTTTAAAAGACGTGGTCTCAACTGCATTTAGTTCATTATTATTTAAAGTAAATATTGGCATGGAATTCAATCTCTGCAAAAGATTTTGCCTTTATACAGCATATGTCATTCAACTCATAGAAAAAAGCCCCACAAATAATCTATATTTAGAGGAGCTTCTATTCTGGAATCAGCCTTCTTACTACCTATAGTATTAGCATTCAAAAACTTTCTATGGATATTATAAATCAGCTCTAATAGTTACTATAACAATCATAATATCTCTTATAGTTCTTCTCACTAGCTCTAATTCAAAACTGCATTTTTCTTTTATAACTTCTATTGATTCAATTTTATCCATTTCTTTTTTTAAAAAATCAAAACGGATAAGTAAAGAAGGTAAATTAACTGCATCTATATGTATACGGTCAATCTGATAACCGGTAGTTTTTTTAAAAGCTAAATTTGAAATGAATATATGATTAACATCATATCTGGAATTATTAGCCTTTAATGTATCATAACTTAGTTCAAATTTTTTTCTGACTTGTTCAATTTCCATATCATTGGCGGCAGATAACTCGTTTTTCCGCAAAGAGAAATAATTCTCCATTGTGGATTGAAAAGAAAGTAATAAATTTGTCAAACACAGTTCCTGTTCTGAAAGTTTATCTCTAATAAAGGAATAGTTTTGCTGCTTTTTCCAGAATACCCATCCTAAAATAGAAATAAGTAATCCTAAAACTGATAAAATAGTTACAATATTTGCAATAAAAGAAGCCCATTGTTGAATATCATTTGGCATTTTATTTGATATAAAAGAAATTAAATAAATATTATATCTAAATCCTGATTAAGATAATACGAAAAGCTATAGCTCGCTATAAGCAACTAAATACATCTACTTACTTTATTTACAATACCTTCACTATAACGAAAAATTCTGCTCAACCTTTATATGGAGTGGTGCTGGTAAACTGAAGGTTAGTGATGAAAAGGATAAATAATAATGGTAGATATCGTCGATAGCGCAACCCGTAGCCGTATGATGTCAAATATTAAAGGACGGAATACAAAACCTGAATTGCTCATCCGTAGCCTTCTTCATGCGCAGGGCTTCCGCTTCCGTATCCACCGTAAGGACCTGCCAGGTAAACCTGATATCGTATTACCCAAATACAAGGCTATCATTTTTATACATGGCTGTTTCTGGCATGGCCATCAAAACTGCCGGTTGTTCAAGCTACCAGCCAGCCGTACCGAATTCTGGGAAGCAAAAATTTATAAAAATCAGGAAAATGACCTGAAAGCCAAAGAGCTTCTTTTAAATAGTGGCTGGAGAATATGTACCATCTGGGAGTGTGCAGTACGTCGCTCTAAAAAAGACCCAGTAGCACTTATGGATATTCTGACAAAATGGTTATCTGGTTCTGAACAATTGCTTGAAATAGATGAGCCGATGATTATGCATAAACAGACAAGTGATGCCTTGGGTGAAATTAATATGCCAGCTTCCTGAGCTAACCTACTAAGTATGGGTTTAATCCAGGTATTGTCCTCTTTTAAATAATTCGTTATCTTTCATACCACTCATGAATTTAAAACAATTTATTCTTTAATTTTAAAAATGTAATCTGGTCTCGAAATGAATCAACAAAATAAAATAGATTTACTGAATGCACTTCATATTCTCATAGCAAACAATGTAATTACACAGAATGCATATACCAGCAGATATAAAGGTTTTGTAGCAGAACTTGATTTTTTACCATGGATGAGAAAAAACAGGCCTGCTGTTCCACTTTTTACAGGAGGTTACTTTTTACCTGCAGTGAAAAAAGCCGATTCTCTTCAATTCCCCGTCTACTTCACTATTTGCAATTCCTCGCCAGATGAATATATAGAAATTTATAAAAAAATAGCTCTTGTCCCCTGTAAGAGTATGTATTTTATTCAATGGGATGAATCTATACCGGTAAATGAATGGCCTCAAATAGATGTAATGAATATTCAGTATCCTGTTCCGGTACCCTCATTAGTTTGTTACGAGTTTTCAGTACAGGACAATACATTTAAGCAGGTACAATTTAGTACTTTTACTAATAATTTTATCAGCCAGACACCAAGCCGGAGTGCCAATGCAATCACATCCCAAGCTTTCAATGCTGCAATAAATATGCTTCTCCCGTTTGAATATAACGATATTTTAAGTTTATATGTGCAGCGGCTTATATTTGATGGATATATTGGGTATGCCAAGGTTAAAGGAACTCCAAGCGATATTGACTCAATCATTTTTTCAGAAAGCTTAAAAAAATATAGTCTGATTGAGATTAAAGACAAGGATTTGAGTAAAAGGCCCCCTCAGGGATTCGGTATGGATCTTAGACGTATAGATGCCCTACTCAGATTAAGTGAAATTACAGGTTGGCCAACATATTACCTTGTAAGGCATATTAATAATCAGCACGAAAGAAAGTTTCTAGGCTGGAAAATGATCAGTATGGAAAAGTTTAATTCTAAACTGGCATCACCAGTGATTCAGGGTGGAAGCGGGATGGCATCACCCGATGGGCAATATCCAACAAGAATATGCCCAGTTAAGGAATTTAAACCATTAGAATAATTTCAGCTGTTTCTCTGCGACAATCTTTTCAGCCTTATCAAGACAGCTAACCATTTGTCCTGCTACAGCTTCAATCACCTTGACGCATACAGAGTTGCCGAACTGTTTATAGATCTGGCCATGTGAAACGGCATCAACTATATAGTTCTCAGGAAATCCCTGTAAGCGCGCACACTCGCGTGGAGTCAGTTTACGCGGATTCTTGCCATGCTCGGCCTGCGAAATAAGGATTTCCGAGCCGTCCTTGTAATACCGGGCACTTAATGTGTTTGTATATGGACTGTCTCCGGTATAAAGCGTATAGCCAAATCCGTTACCCTTGATTCCATGTTCTTCCTTACGGCGCTGGTGACCTTCCCAGAGGCGATCCGAAATCGTATAGACATCTTCACTCTTTTTGAGTTTTGAGACATCTTCAAGGATATCACCGAGTTGGGTCTGCTTTTTGGGAGGAACAGGCCAGCTGAAGAGCTCATCAAAGTTACACTCTTCACCAAAGTAATTCTTGTCAAAACCTACAAGGAAAATACGCTCACGGTTCTGTGGTACACCAAAATCTGCAGCGCGAAGTACCTTCACATCCACCCAGTAATTCAGTTTTTCCGAAAGCGCCTTTTTGGTTTCATCAGAAAGCTCAACCTCAAGATCAAGTTCCTGGTCAAACTCGCCACGCAAAATCTCGAGAATTGTTTTGAGTGTACGGCCCTTGTCATGCCCCTGTAGCTGCTTCACGTTTTCAAGCAGGAATGCTTTCGGGCGCTTCTCTACAAGAATACGCTGGATCTCGAAGAACATGGTACCGCGGGTATCCTGAAAGCCCTGACGCTTACCAGCCTGTGAAAACGCCTGACACGGGAAACCACCCAGAAGAATGTCATGATCAGGAATATCAGCTGCCTTGATCTGTGTGATGTCACCTGAAGGTAATTCACCAAAATTAGCAGCATAGGTTTTCTGCGCAAACTTGTCCCACTCGGAACTGAATACGCACTTCCCTTTTAATTGCTGGAAAGGTAAACGGATTCCGCCAATACCGGCGAAAAGGTCAATAAACGTGAATTTATGCTTCTGGTCAGGACGTTCCCTGTATGGAGCTTTATCTGGCAAGGCAATGATCTGTTCCCATTTTGCTTTTGTAGGAACATGCTCGCCACTTTCCCAGCCCCTGACTGTTCTTTCACCATTCTCTTTCATATCAAGCAGCAAAGCGAACTCTTTGAGGGATAACCCCATGTTATTTCTTTTTTGTCTGATATAAGATGAATCAAGATCAACGTACTTCACAATAACTTATCCGCTTTTTGACCCGGTTATTTTAGCATTCAATGCTTATTACATCAATAGAAAGGTATTACTCTACATGGAAACTAGATTGTTATCAGATTTAGATGGCTTAATAAATAAATGTAGAAAAGACTATGAAAATTTAGCTTATAAAGGGGACATCCAAATTAATTCGGAGCTTGCAGCTCTTATTGAAGAATATTTAAAAGATAAGAATGATCGTTACATTAAGGCATTACCTTATAGTATTGAGATAGTAAACAAAGGGAAGTTAAAAGCTTTAATCCCTTCAACTTGGTTGTGGATAGCTAATTGTTTCTGGCCACTAGTAGAAGCATTAGAACTTTATAGCTCGACTTTCGATACACTGGTAAAACAACTAAAAGCTGAGAAGAATGTAGATGAAGAGCTATTTAAGAAATTCTTAAAAGCTCTTCCTTTGTCAGCGTTGCAATCTGATTTAACTTTTATACTTGATGAGCCACAAGAACAGATAATTGAAGATCTTCTTTCAACAAAATTAAGAACAGGCAATAAACCTTTAACTCAAAATGAAATAAATCAGGTACAACAATATAGAAAAGACTTAGACCGAATTGCAAAGGATTATTTTAAAAATACTCCCGAACAGTATGAATACTTTAATCATTTTCTCTATGACAGAGACTGGTGGTTTAAAGGGACTGGTAAAACATTAGACAGAACAGATTACTGTGAATCCAGCCTTCTTCTGGCAACACAAATGATTGTGGCAAATGCGGCAAAGTTATATCCATTAACTTCAAGTTTTGCCAATCATAAAGATTTGCGGGATGCCTTTGATGCTCTTCCAAAAAGTATTGAAGTTTTAGAAGAAAAAACCTCATCTAAACCTTTGAATATTTTAAATTTCTCTGGTGAGAATATCATTTTCTACGGTGCTCCTGGCACAGGGAAAAGCTTTGCAATTGAAGAAAAAGTCAAAGGACATACTTCAGTTCGTACTGTTTTTCATCCCGAAACCCAGTATGGTGATTTTGTAGGATGTCTAAGACCTTCTATGGATGACAATGGTATTGAGTACAGCTTCAAAAAAGGTCCTTTTATTGAAGCACTTCTTAAGGCTCTTAAAGACCCTGAACATCACTATTATTTAATTATTGAGGAAATCAACCGCGCACCTGCAGCAGCCGTTTTCGGAGAGCTGTTTCAGTTACTTGATAGAGATAGCAATGGGGAAAGTGAATACCGGATCGATATTAATGACAAGGATCTTCTGAATTTATTAAATAAAGAACATCCGGGAGGTTTCCCTGATAATAAACTTTATATCCCAAATAACCTTAGCCTCTACGCGACCATGAACAGTAGTGATCAGGCTGTTATGCCCCTTGATACAGCATTTAAACGACGCTGGAAGTTTGAATACATGCCACTTGATTTCTCAACCTCACCATCAGGTTACTTTAAAATCAATACAGAAAGTGGAGAAAAGACTGTTAGCTGGTCACAATTTGCCCAAGTAGTAAACTTAATATTATCTACCCTATCAATTCCGGAAGATCGACATCTAGGTCCATGGTTTGTAAACGAAAATGAAATTTCTGATCTGAAAAATGCCAAGAGAACCCTGACTGGTAAAGTCCTAATGTATATCTGGGATGATGTACTTCGACATAGTGAGCGATCAGCTCTCTTCAATACAGATATTAAAACCTTTGGGTCTCTCGTTAAAAAAATTGAGAATAATGAAATTATTTTTTCTGAAAACTTTTTAAAGGTATTAGAAAAAGAAATCGAAAAAACTAATGCTGAAACTCAAAATGAGAACTTAAAGCCGGAAATTACTGAGGAAGAGGATACTGGTGAAAACTAGTTTAAAAAAGAATCATTTTCTTCTGGATAGAAGTTTAATAAATGAATTACCCTCTTCAATAGCAAACTATATTCAGGGTCAGGGCTTACTAAGCTCATTCAATGGATTTGGGATCTCATTTTGTGGCTTGGTTTGCTATCAGGGAGAGAATTATTTCTTTTTCCCACGGCAGTCAGATATAGAAAAAATCAAAACTGATCCGGAACAGTACACAGCTCTTCTAATGCAGGCACTTTTTAAATTTGCCCAAGATTCAAAAACACAAGTCACCAGCCCTGAAGATGGAGCTGACGAAACCGGTTTTGAAAAACTGGAGATGTTCAAATACCTGATTAATGATTTCCAGCAACACGGCATTTTTAAGAATGAAGAAGTTCTTTTAAGGAAGAATTCCGGAAAAACAGACTGGAAAAAAACCATTAACCGGTCGGTTTCTTTCCCTGACAGTTCTGGTCGCCCTGTTTATCTGGATGTGTACGGGAAACAGAGAACTTCTACCAATTCGGAAATTACACGCATTCATGCCGGAATCCTTAAACAGGTATATAAAAACTACGGGTTTATTTTTACAGGCAAGAACAAGGTTCCATACTCATTAAAACAGTATGGTGAAACTGCCCTGTCTACTGATGCCCAGATTTCGGTTTTAAAGAATGAAATCAGGAATCATTTTGCCGATCGCCAGACTCTTCTTCTAAAAACGCTTATTGAGTATCTTGAAGCCTATAAGGGTAATAAACAGAAGAACCAGATCATTGGCGTTACACGCTTTCATGTCGCTTGGGAACACATGCTTTCCAGATGCCTTGATAATGTCATTGATATTAATAGCCGGTTACCTAAACCCGTATTTATAAAGCCAGATGGAACAGCAATACCGGCGAAAAAATCAGGTATGCGAACTGATATCGTCATTGAAGACAAGGCAAACAAAAAACTGACTATTCTGGATGCCAAATATTATGAAGCAACCAGTATAGAGAATGCTCCGGGCTGGGCAGATCTCGTCAAACAGTTCTTCTATGAAAAAGCAATTTCAATAATGCCGGAATTCACAGGCTATAAATTTGAAAATGCCCTGATCTTTCCAGGGCAAAAAAACGCATTTGATAAGATTCATATGCAAAATCAAAAAAATGGTAATTATCTGGATACCGACTTCCCTATCATCAAATGTATATATATTGATCCAATTGATGTAATGGAAAGCTATAAAAACTCGGGAAAACTAAAAGACTTATTTCGCTCATAAACTGTCATATGTATGGCAAATTTTTGATGACGCCATGGGATAATAAATATTGGTAATTAAGGAGAGTTCTCACTTTGATAAAGAATATGTATCCGAAACAAGCACCTATAATAAAGGATAAAAAGGGAATGTAATACATTAAAACCTCCTTATTTAATGTTATTACTTTATGAAAAAACAAGTTCACAAAAATAGGTGTAAACCAAAAAGCACCTCCTATTAACAGAAAAACCAATGCATTAACATTTCTTTCTTTCAGTTCTTGTGGAGTTATTCTTCCAATAATCATGTCTACATGATTATTTTCATCATAGGTAATAAGAACACTTTTTTCATCCTGATCTGATAGAAATTTAAAATGATACATTCCTAATTTTGCAGCTTGATAATTTTCATTAAGTTTAAGAATTGATTCATAATCGAATTTATTACTTTGTGTGGCTTCCTGCACGATCAAGTCTTTAGTCTTATTTTCAATATTTTTCCTTTTTGAAGGATCTACTTCAACACTATAAAGTTCTTTATATACATTTATGTCCTGTCGGGTCTTTAGAAAGAAAGGAGCGATTATTTTAATTATTTCGATCAAGATTTTACTTTCAGAAAATACAGACATAAAATTTGACTCCAATTATTGATTAAATATTCCACCATCTAAACATAATATATTTTCTACAGATATTGAATTTATTAAAAAATTGAATAAAAATAAATTTTTCTTTTATAAAAAAATACATTATGTCTTCTAACAAAACATTTTTAGTTGATTGCAATTTTTGTGCAGCTAAAGTTGCTGCAATCTGGAAAGGAGAAGCTGTCATTGATGGTCATCCCGATGAAACACTTTATGGATATCGCCTTATACTTGGACAATGTCCTAAATGTTACGGGCTTCTTACTGCTGAACAAACTCAAGTAGAATTTGAAGGAATTACTAATGATGTTGATGTTTGGAGTGATCCAATTAGAGTTTTCCCAAGCCCATCAAGAAACTTTAGTGCAAATACGCCTAAAGTAGTTAAAGCATCAATAACCGAAGCACAAAAATGTATTCATGCTGGAGCTAATACCGCAGCTTGTGTAATGCTTCGAAGAACAATGGAAGCAATTTGTTTAGATATACTTACTCCTCTCAGAAATGAGGAAAAAAAACAAGCATCTATTGAAGGAACGTGCCTTCCAAAGAAGCAGAAAAATCTTATGTTAGGAGAAGGACTCAAAGAATTACATACTCGACAAATTATTGATGAGCGTTTATTCAATTGGGGAAAACAAGTACAAAATATTGGGAATAAATCAGCACACGCAGTTGATATAAATATTTCAAGACAAGATGTAGACGATTTGATGTCATTCGTTACTGCCTTAATAGAGTATATCTTTGATTTATCTCTCAGATATAATCAGTTTTTAAAGCGTCTTGAAAATCAACAAGCCTTTAAACCAAACAACTCAATAGATAGTAATTTGAATTAATGGAATAAAATTATTTATAATTTTAAGAAAGCCCGATTAAATTTCGGGCTTTCTCCATGCAATATCTTTTATAATTAAATCATTTTATTAAATTTTCAAATAAATCATCGGGAAACGAATAATCATAATCTTTACTAAAAACAGCATAATCATCTGTAACTTTAATATCATTTAGAAGTAAACAAATAACATTAAAATCAGATTGATATAGAGCTAATTTAAGCGCTAAGTGCGCCGTTTTTTCCCCCTTAGATAATTCCATTTTATATAAGCTTACAATATGCTCCAAAATTTGCTCTAGATCTTTTATAGATTGAACATTACAATCTAAATCCACGGATGATAGATACACCAATGTTCTCTCATCATTAAAACATGTAGGTATTGCTCTTATCGTTGAAAGATACGGCGTCTTTTCCCATATCTTGTTGAAACTATTCTTTCCAACCCAACGCACCCAATCAAAATTTTTCATAAAAGACCTTAGAATTAGTGATTTATAATAAACCCACATCAAGTAGAATTAAAATTCCACCTAATACTTAGCATTTACATGTATTTGAAATTTATATAAAATATATAAAATCAATACATAATAAAATAAAAAAACTATCTGTACTATCCAAATTTTTTTATTTATCCCTAAGTCTTTTGGTATAGGGAAATATACAAAAGTACCGACAATAAAATGTATTATAGAAACTATAATTAATCCACAACCAATATATTCCAAACTCGGAGCACTACTTGGGAGAGTACCTGTTCTCTCAACATATCCTGCAGCAATTAGTACACTAATCGAGATACCAAGATTTCGTAAACTGTCAAAGAAAAATTTAATTCTTTCATTGAAAAATGACCAAGTTTTTTCTTTAGTTTCCATTATTCTCCCCCTAATAAAATATATAATAATTATATGCTGAATAAGTTTAATTCCTAATATAAATACTAGGAATTTTCTGTACTTAATTTCCTTTTTTAAATTTATACCCAATAAACCCATACCGGCAATGCAACACCGCTAACCCACACTTTACATCACTACGAGCATCTGATTGCGAGCGATCTTCTCGTATCATCTCCGGCCATGACTGACCACGGAAGTAACGATCAATAATCGCATCCATCCATTCGTCCATAACTTCGCTCTGCCCCATTAAGTCCAGTATTAAACGTTGTACTGCACGGGCTTCATTATCATCAATCTGGCAGTGGGTCTTAGATTTGGTTTTACGAAACAGATCTGATTCACTCACAAAGTAATTGGCAATGATTTCCCGTTGCTTCTTCTTGCCCAATCGTTTTAAACGGCGCTGCTTTTCAACCTGTACCATCGCTGATGCAATTGGATTGCTATATGCCCCAGAAGGAATACCGGTAAAACTCTTTTGATCTAGCCATGCACCGAACTGATATAACCAGCCCTCCAGATCAAATCGTGTCCAGTCCACTGAGTGCATAACATGCTTCTTATCGATCATTAGTGTCATTCATTCCCCCAATCATTTTCTCTATTTGCTGAATCGCTAAACCTGACTTCACTTGTTCTGTACTGAACCGTAAAACTGTAAAACCCATCATTGCTGCCGAGTTATATTTCTCCATATCCCCAATGTAACCTTTGCCTCTTGTGTGACGTCCACCACTCCAGATACCACCTTCGACCTCGACCAAAATCTTTGTGTCGGTAATCAGAAAATCAGCTCTCCACTTACGTTTTGGATAGAATTTATATTCCTGCTCAAAACTGATCTTGCATGCTCTTAGGTGTGTTGCCAGTAAGGTCTCGCCCTCACTTGGTTGTCTGGTACCTTGCTTTGCTGAACGGCGTTTCTTTGTCTTCACTGGAAATAATTCACGGTATTCAGCAAGGCTCATTGATGTCATGCTGCCCCCTGCAATATGCCTTTGAACCCGACTTGCTTGAGATACGGTTCCCATTGTTTGGCCTGAGCTGGATCGCTAAGTTTTACAGCGATCCGTGCTGCGAGCTGATCGTAGCTTTCCCCTGCAGCTGCAAACTGGCTTGCGAACTCAGCATGTTGTGAGAGTTTTTGAGCAAAGGTGTGAACCTGTTTGTCACTGAGTTGATTTGACTCCCCCTGCGGGACTCGAACCTGCGTCCCTGAATTCCGAAAAAATGCCTGTTCACGTGCTTGGTATTTGCCACATGCGTTGATTAACCAATCTGCAAAGTGGTAATGCATGAGTTCATCACAAAGATTCTTATCGGCATTGTAGAGTTCAAATGCTCGAAGCTCCCGATCGAACCATGTCGCGTTTTTGATCTGCTCGTAAGTTTCCTGATCAGTTGCCAAACGAATTTCTTCACCAAGTTTTTTCAAACTCAACCATGTTTTTTTATTTTTAGATTCTTCTGATAGATTCCCTGATAGGTTCTGTGTCCCAATATTGGGACTGGTCTCGGTACCGTTTTTGGGACTGGTTGCGGTCCCATTATTGGTACTAGTACCGTTTTTGGAACCAGTACCGAAATTGGAACTAGTTCCGTTATTGGTACTAGTCCCCTTTTTGGGACTGGTTAAATCATTTTCTTCACGGCCCATCACGCCAATTAACTGGTAAACCTTGACACCATTGCCGGTTATCTCACCTGTAAATCTAATTAATGAAATAGCCTCAAGCTCATCTAAAACCTTGATCACTGTTTTACGGTTAAGGACAGTATCTTTAACCATACGTTTAATGCTTGGGTAGCACTTGTGAGACTCACCCGCTCTATCAGCCAAGGCCAATAAAACGAGTCTTTGACTTGAGGTTTTAACCTCTGCTTTAAAAGCCCAAATGGTTGCGTCCAGACTCATTACTCACCAACCTTAGGCTTTACATATCCGCCCATGTATTCAATCTTTTGAGCCTTATACAAACTCGTTTCAATTTCCCCAGCCAAATACAAAGTAATACGACCACAGCGAGCGAGTTCTTGCCTAAACTCTTCGCGTGTTATGGCTGCATTCTTTTCGTTGTATCCGCGTTTACGGAGATTTGCTTTATTTCGTTCAAGCATTTTGTTTAGAAGATTAAGAGCTGGCTCATACCATGACTGGATACCTTCTCTCTGCTTATGTTCAGGAAGGTGTTTAAATTGTTGATTCATGACACCTCCGCCCGTGCTAATTCTTCTGCAGTTAATCGGCGTTTTAATTGGTTTTCTGCAACGGTGGCATGACGTATATACCTCACTCCAGATGTCCAAAATTTTCCGTCGATGTCAGTCATAGAGACATGGTCGCCAAGAAAGTCACTTTTTATTTCTATGATGCAGAAAATACTATCGCTACCAAGTGGGCCTATAATGTGGTTTTGAATAACCACCATGTCACCTACGACAAATTCTTGTGTGTTGAGTTCAATTGGTTGTTCTGATAAATTGTTTTGCATATTCATGGGTTCCTAAATTTGTGAATTGAAACCACTCCTGTTACCGCAGGTAGTGGTTTTTATTTGCCCTGAATACAGGCATTAATTTGTTGCTCGAGCGTGGCAAGCAGTACATGCATATCGTGTATGACCTTGGCCATATCGATTGCCTCACCTTTTGTAATTCGTCCATCTGCAAGCATTTCTCTAAATTGCTTGCTTACGTTGCCTTTCTTTATGCCGATGTTTAAAAAGGTATCCATCAAACAACTATCTCTTTTGCTCTCAGGTATATCTGGTAAGTCAATGGCAGCTTTGCCATGTTCTGCACAGATCGCCTGAAGTATTCGGAAATCCGCTGTTATGCCCATCAGCTTTGAAGCTTCGAGCAAAGTTAGGTGATGAGTTTTCGTATTGGGGTTGACCTTACTGTTGAGTACCGCTGGGCTTTTGATGCCCATGCGTGATGCAAGCGCATTTGCCCCTCCTTTAAAGTCGTGAACCGTGTGGTAAGCCGCATCCAATATGTTCATTGCGAGTCCTTTTGAACGTGTTTATTAAATCGCTTGCCTAATAATATTGCTGGCTCTGATCGGTTCTCTTAGTTCAATCCAAATATCAACATATGTATCTGGAAAGATTGCTTTACGAGTACTAATTCCATTTTCTTCGGCAATTACTGCCAAACGAATCTTGCGATCAGTAGGAATCGCCTTCCAACCACTTACTGAAGAAGGCTTTATTCCTAACAAACGAGCAACGGCGTTACATCCACCCAAAGCTTCAATAAGTTGGTTGTCTGTCATGTTCAGCTCCTAATTTCTCAAATCAATTATTAGGTATTCCTTATTTTAAATCAATAGGAATACCTAATTTAATTTATGTTAGGATTGCCTAACAGTTAGGGTAAGATAATGAAAACATTAGCAGAACGTCTTAAATATGCTATGGAAATACTTCCTCCTAAAAAAATTAAGGGGGTTGATCTAGCACGTGCTGTTGGAGTGAAACCTCCATCTGTAAGTGATTGGTTAAGTGGTAAGTCTAAGACGATGGAAGGAGAAAACCTTTTAAAAGCGGCTAAATTCTTAGGAGTGAATGCGAATTGGTTAGCTTCAGGAAATGGAACCGCTATAAATAAAAATATAGAGAAAATTAATGATGAAGAATTATCAAATATTTTATATAGAGATCTAAATTTACATAAAATTCCAGTATTTGATTACATTCAAGCAGGATTATGGAAAGAGGTTTCATATGATGGAGCTACCCCTCTCAGCTATACTTACACTGATTATTTAGGCAGCACTCCTGATGCTGTTTTTAGTGTAATTGTTCAAGGCAATAGTATGGAGCCTGATTTTAAAGAGGGTGATAAGTTAATCGTTGATACATCTCTAAGTCCTAAACCAGGAAGTTTTGTAATCGCTCAAAACGGAGCACATGAGGCTACTTTTAAAAAATATAGAGCCATATCACATGATAGCTATGGGCGAGAGATTTTTGAACTTATTCCATTAAATAATGACTATCCTATTCTTTCTTCAAAAGTGCATGATATTCGCATCATTGGTGTGGTTGTAAGGCATATGAGAGATTTTAAAAACTGACTTTAAAATAAAAGGTAACAAGATGGCCGAAACTGAAGCTATAGCTAAAATGGCTGAATTAATTTCAGAAGATATTTTTCAACATTTCCGCTGGAAAAGAATTGGTGGTAAAAATCTAAACTGGGACTGTGCAAAGGTTGCTGAACATAATAAAGAAAAGGTAAAGACGCATCCGGCGGATGTTGTATTTTGCTATAAAGATCCTTACACAGAAAACACCATTTTCATGCATACTGATTTGAAAAGTTATGGAAAGAAAACTATTGCTAGTAAAGACTTCTCGAGTGTACTCAAAAGTCTGGCACAACAGATAGACTGTGCTGAAATTAGTCAGTCATGGAAAGATAAATTTCTGAAGTCTAATACAAATTATACTATTCATGGGCTGATGTTTGTTTACAATCATAATAGTGATGCTGATGTATCTTTAGTTAATAAATTATCCACAATTAAACCTCAATCAATACAACTTCTACCATCCAAAAAAATATTTGTATTTGACCCAATTGATATTGGGTGGTTAGTAGATGTAAGTAATGGCATTAGTCAATTAAGTTTTAAAGGTAAAATTTCCAAAGATTATTGTTTTTTCTATCCACAAAAAACTTTTCAAGGTGTAGATGGGTTTGAAGAAAGTGCTACTATTGAACTCTTAAAATCAAATATAATTATTGTTAAATCATCTAAAAGTAGTAGAGCTCAGCACTTAAAAGTATTCTATAGAGGTCGTGGTGAGACAACAGAAGAGTTTCAATATTTATTAGACTATTTCCGACATAATCAATTTCTCGAGCATACTGAAGATACTATTGAAATCTACTTCCATACTTCAGTACATAGTAATGCAGCAAATACATTTGATAAAAGCCGAGTCGATTACATTGATAAATATACGAAAAACCAAGAAACATTAAATATGTGCTTAAACTCTATAAGTGTTAATGGCTTAGACCATATTGATAAAAGTGCCAGCTTTAATGAAAATATAATTGGAATGGAGCCTAGATAATGAAAGCACTACAATTTGATGGTCTTGTTGTTTCTGATCGAGATGTTATTGATCTCTTAGAAAGCCAAAAACACCGTATATCAAAAGATAAAATATTAAATTTTTTACAGGAAAGAGGAATTTTCTGTTCTGAAGATGAATCACGATATGCTTTACATGAATTGATCGCATCTTTAAATATTGATTGGTTTTTGATTGAAGACTTGTTAAGTCTTGCTGCCTCTATGGATGAGCAACAGAAGGTTACTGCAACAAACTTCTCTATTAACGAGCCTGATGCAATTGAAAAGACATTAGAAAAACTAAAAACAGAATTAGCTCATAAAGATTTTGTAGTTGATAAATTAAAAAATGGTGGCTTTGAGATTCAATATAAAACTGAGAAATTAGAAAGAAATAATGCAAGATTAATTCAAAGAACAAGTAGAGATGAAAAAATAGCCATAAATGTCGATGGTGATAACATCAGCATGGTCAGTAGTGTTGGTGAAGGTACAGAACCAGTCATAGCAAAATTCTTTGACGAATTAGGTCGTAATTGTAAAACAGATATTGAAAACTTAAATATTGATTTCTCTGCTATTATTGATAGTAAAATTATTAATGATTTTTTCTTGGCCCTTATCAAAATTGATGCGAAAAAATATAAGGTTAGTGATGTAATCAAATTAAAATTAAATAAATTTAATTCAAAAAGAGCAAAAGAATTAGAACTTGAAAATACAGATATTTATGATGAGAGTGATAGTGAAGTCACCCCTTTCTCGAATAAATCTGGAGTTGAGCCAGATAAAGAAGACATTAAATCCGCTTTGATTTCTGGTTCATCTTTATTAACAAGTGATGTATTCGAAAGTTTTAATAGAAAAGGCTACTTTATTAGTAATATTTCATGGCAAGTAACTGAAAAAAATGGTGATAAGAGGAGAATTGAATATTCTGCTGGATTTACAGATCCAGACAAAAGAGATGGATTTATTTACGAAAGTAAAGGCTATTATGAAATTAGCACTGTAAATCAAGAATATAAGAAGAATAAAACTAAGTGGAAAAGATCGCAAAAAAAGAGTATTGAGTTTGCTTTTCAGCAAGTAGCTTTTGATCTTTTTAAAAAACTAACTGAGCGTTTAGATAGCGAGGAAGCTGATGGATAAATTTAAGCTCTACTCAATCGAGTCTATATACTCATTAGATGAATTATTTTCAAAAATTGTTGAGTCAAGCAATAGCTTAGACTCTTCATATGAAATTCAGCCACTTAAAAATCGCTCTAATATTCTTGCTTTTAAATTTATTGAAAGAAAAATATTAGAAACATCTTTATTAGATAAAGATGGAATAGAGCAATTTATTCAATATTTACATATAGATAACTTTGATTTTTATATTGAAAAAAAATCTACAAAATATTATTTACTATTAAAAAACCCTCCAAGAAGCTTAAAATTCTTTAAACAAACACTTGCAGATATTTTAGATTACAAAATTGCAATTATTGATATCAAAATTGATCCATTAGGATGGTTACAAAATTTAGAGCACAATTATGATTCAATTTTTTCAGTAGTATCTATTGAAGTAAAAGATATTATTTTTAATTCAAAAACAAATGGTTCTTTAACTCTTAAAAGCTCAGTTGATTTACGTTCAAATTATCAAGCTTTAATAAACTCAAATAACTATAAAGTTTATAAAATTCTTATAAATAATGAGAGTTACTTTAAAGGAAAGTTCATTCTATGTCAGGATGCTTCTTTGCAATTCGATTGTATAAATTCGAATAATTTAATTAATCTTCTTTTAGACTACATTCCTAATTAAGTCAAAATATTAGGCATACCTATTGACTTATTAATTAGGCATGCCTAATATTTATCTCGTAGACAATAAAAAAGCACCCCTGCCTTCGAACTCATGGGTGCTTTGCATAACTGCGAGATAAGTATGAAACAAAACCCTATTCCTAGTCAAACCACATCACGCCTATATCAACATCCAACTGTTGAAGAACAGCGTCCTTCTCGTTTCGCGACCATTAAAGCGAATGTCATCGATTTTCTTATATTCATTGCCCTTTCATTCGTTCTTTGGGTGATTGCTGTAGCCGCTGCATCTTGGATGATGGGAGGCTAATCATGAATGCTCAATTCAAACCACACCCAGAAGGTTTTAAAGCTTATATGGGCCATGACCGCTTAACAGGTCTTTACTCTGTACGTATCGGCTGGACTGTATATGCAGCTAATGCAAACGGTAGTGTTCTGTACACGGTAAAAGGTGAAGTGAAGACTCCTTTAAATGTAGAAGAGTTTAAGACGAAACGCCCTAAGGTTTACGCATCCTTAATGAATGAAATTAACTTCCAGCGTAAAAAAGCTTTAGCAACTGCACTGCAACTTAGCAACATCCCTTCATATGACCGCAAAGCTTATAAGAAAAAGCGAGGCTTTACGGGTTCAAAATAAGGATAAGAAAAATGGCTCTACCTATTATTACTGCTGACCAAACATTATTAGTTCAAGCAATTATTGTGTATCTCTATGCTGATCCTGGCTTAGGTAAAACTTCGATAGGTTTTACTGCAGATAAAGCAATTTCGTTCGACTTTGACCGTGGTGCTCACCGTACTGGTGAATTGCGTCGCGGTGCCGTTGTACAGGTTCAGCAATGGAGTGATGCAGCAAACCTAACACCACAGGATTTAGCACCTTATAACACTGTAGTTATCGACACTGTAGGCGCGATGCTTGAGTGCATTAAAACCCACTTATTGCTCACGGCTAATAACCGTCAAAAAGATGGCTCTTTAAAGTTAAAAGCTCAAGGGTTAGCTAACCAAACATTTAAGCAGTACATCAATACATTAATCAGTCTTGGTAAAGATGTTGTTTTCATTGCTCATGCTTCTGAAGATCAAAACGGTGATCAAATAATTTATCGTCCAGATCTGGGCGGTAAAAACCGTAATGAGCTTTACCGTATAGCCGACATCATGGGTTATCTAACTACTGTAACCACAGGTGAAGGTAAAAACGCCCGTGTTATCAGTTTCAAACCATCCCCAACACACCATGCGAAAAACTCAGGTGCATTAGGTGGTGAAACTGGCGAAGTATGGGTTCCTGATCTTAAATCTAATCCAACTTTCTTAGCTGATCTTATTACTCAAGCTAAAGATCACATCAACACTTTAACGCCAGCACAACTTGCAGCAGCTAAAGCTCAAGAAGAGCTAGAAAACTGGAAACAAAGCTGTGAAGAGGCTGAACATGCAGGTGATCTAAATCAATTAACTGAATCGCTTGATAAAGAACACATGTATTACCAGAACATGCGTCAAACAATGTTAATGCGTGCTAAGGCATTGAACTGCCAATATGACAAAGAAAGAAACACATGGATTAGTCCACCCGAATTTAATGGGATTAGTGATAAGCAACGTGATCAATTACAAGCTTTTATAGATGAGCGTGGTTTAGACGTTAAAACCGTGTGTGAATACTTAGGAATAGACTCACTCATGCAAATCGAGGTAGTCAAACTACAAGCCGTTCAAGTTGAAATTGAAAAGCTTGCTAAGGGAGAAATTGCCTAATGAGCTTCCGTTACTCATCGTTAGCCCGAACATTGATTGTGTTCGGCAACCTGATGAATCATTACTACGACAATGTAAACCCGTCTCAAATCGACAACTTGGTTGATGAGGCGAAATTTAAAGAAGCGACTTGGAGAAAGTAAAAACAATTTTAGAGCTGCAATGTTCTACATGAGTGACTGTATTGCTGACCCTCTGCAGTCACTCTTGAGAACATTGCAGTATTTAGGGGTAATTAGATAGGTAAAGGTATGGGAAAATATATAGTCGTTGTTGAAGCAGAAAAACCACCTCAGGTATTCATTCATGAGATCATCCCTAATGTTGGGAAAGTCATTGAAATGAAAGCTGAGGAAATACCTAACCGTGTTACTGCAGCATGGTTAATGGATCGCTATAGCCTGTCCCGTAAATTGATTATTGATGAGCTTCGTCCATTCAATAAAGGGACTGATGGTAAACATCTTTATGATCCGAATGAAGTTATTCCTATCCTTGAAAACTTGAATATTCAAAGACAGCAACGGCAGTCTAGACGGAAGAATTAATATGGGGCTTCTGCCCCTTTATTATTTTTTATAAAAATATATTCCACCAAAAATTCCAAGTTTAAATAAATAAAATCACAAATTTAAAAACAATGTTTTTATTAAAGTTATTCAATGTAAAAACCACTTATAAATTAATTTATTTACAATTTTATAATGATTTTATTTTTATATTTATATTAACCACTTAACATATCAATTCTTATATTTTATCAATTGGTAAAATATTTAGTTACACGCTTTAATATTTTATAAAAAAACTATATGTTAGGTTTTAGACTCATAATTGATTCCATTGTGAGATAAAAAATGT